TGAACCTATTGGACCAGTAGCACCAGTATCTCCTGTTGGTCCTGTTGAACCTACTGGACCTGTGGATCCTGTATTTCCTGTTGGTCCTGTTGAACCTATTGGACCAGTAGCACCAGTATTACCAGTTAGACCTGTTGAACCAGTTAAACCAATTTCACCAGTATTACCTGTTGGTCCTGTTGAACCTATTGGTCCAGTAGCACCAGTATTACCAGTTAGACCTGTTGAACCAGTTAAACCAATTTCACCAGTATTACCTGTTGGTCCTGTAGCACCAGTATTCCCTGTTGGTCCTGTAGAACCTATTGGACCTGTGGATCCTGTATTACCTGTTGGTCCTGTAGAACCTACTGGACCTGTTGCACCAGTTTGTCCTTGAATACCTGCAGCACCAGATAAATCAGTCACATATGTGTATATTAAACCATTCCATAAGTATAATTTTGAATTTTCAGCATCTTCTACATTGCCTGTATCAATGATTGCAAACTGTCCATTAGCAATTCCTGTTGGTGATGTGTCAGCTGTTAATGATGCAACGTTTGAGTACGTTTTTGCAATAGTAAATCCTAAGCCGGTTTCACCAGTAGATCCAACTGAACCAGTTGCACCCGTAGGACCTGTTGAACCTGTTGGACCAGTAGCACCAGTATCTCCTGTTGGTCCTGTTGAACCTATTGGTCCAGTAGCACCAGTATTACCAGTTAGACCTGTTGAACCAGTTAAACCAATTTCACCAGTATTACCTGTTGGTCCTGTTGAACCTACTGGACCTGTTGATCCTGTATTGCCTGTTGGTCCTGTTGAACCTATTGGTCCAGTAGCACCAGTATTCCCTGCAGGACCGGTTGCACCAGGAGTTCCTGAAGTGTATAGTAAACTATTCCATGGAGTTATACCATCACCATATTTTATTTTAGTGGTGTCTATTTCATAACCAGGTTCACCTTGTGACAAAGTGGGGTTCGTGCTTGTCCAATTATTTGATGAATCTCGTCTTATTTGTATTTTGCTAGCCATTTTAAGCTGTGCCTCCGTTATAAATTAAATCTGATGATGAAAAAACAGTATTTCCTGCTCCTCCGTCAATTATGTCTAATAGACCGTAAACAGAAATTGCGGAACCACCTTCTATATCCATCATATCCGATGGACTATAAACAGAAATTGCCGAACCACCATCTATATCTATGTGCCGTATTCTTTTGGTTGAAATAATTAATTGCTTAGGATTTGTGTTTGCGTTAATTCTAAGTATAACATCATTTTCTGAAACCAGTTGTATAATATCTTCATCAATAGCAACCAAATCACTTTGGCCATCAACTTTCCATGTTTTAAAAGATCCATTCGATACACCGGTGGCACCGATTGGTCCTGTGGCACCGGTATTTCCTGTTAGTCCAGTTACACCTGTGGAACCGGTCAAACCAGGTATTCCTGTTGCACCTGTTGAACCAAATACACCCGTTGCACCGGTTGATCCAAATAAACCAGGTTCTCCTGTTGCACCTGTGGAACCAAATGCTCCTGTGGAACCAATTGGTCCTGTGGCACCGGTTGATCCAAATAAACCAGGTTCTCCTGTTGCACCTGTAGAACCAAATACACCTGTTGCACCTTCAGGTCCTGTGGCACCGGTTGATCCAAATAAACCAGGTTCTCCTGTTGCACCTGTTGAACCAAATACACCTGTTGCACCTTCAGGTCCTGTTGCACCTGTAGAACCAGTCAAACCAGGTTCTCCTGTTGCACCTGTTGAACCAAATACACCTGTTGCACCTTCAGGTCCTGTGGCACCGGTTGATCCTTGGAGCCCTGTTGCACCAGTATTACCCGTAAATCCTGTGGCACCGGTTGCACCAGCAATACCAACAGAACCATTTAAATTAATTAACCAAGAACTATAAGAAGTGTTACTGGCAAAATCATTATTTGTAACAGTTAATATTAATTGTCCATTTGATTGATTGTAAAAATAAACACTACCGTTTAAATAATTATTAGGATTTTCATCAGCAGCAAGAATTACACTTTGTTGTGAACTATAACTTAAAAATAAATTTGCTGTTGTTAAAATTAATTGATTACCAACATTGTAATCACTTAAAGTTAATGTTGTATTTGAAGTTGTTCTATATTTGTCACCTTGAGCACCCGAAGCGCCAGTCGAGCCTTCAAGGCCTGTGGCTCCTGTGGAACCTGTTAGTCCTGTGGATCCTGTTGTACCCGTTGGTCCTGTGGATCCTGTATTGCCTTTTAATCCAGTTGCACCAGTTGTTCCAATTGGTCCAGTAGATCCTGTAAATCCTTGTGGTCCTCTAGGGCCCGTAGAACCGAAAACACCAGTTGCACCTGTAGAACCAAAGACGCCCGTTGCACCTGTAGCGCCCTCAAGACCAGTTGCACCTGTTGAACCAAAAACACCGGTTGCTCCCGTAGAACCGAAAACACCAGTTGCGCCTGTGGATCCAAAAAGTCCTGTTGCACCTGTATTTCCCGTAATACCAGTAGAACCTCTTGATCCTGTTATTCCTGTCGATCCTGTAGAACCAATTACACCAGTCGCTCCTGTAGCTCCTGTTGATCCATCAAAACCTGTGGCACCCGTTGTTCCAATTACACCTGTGGCACCGGTACCACCTATTGATCCAGTTGCGCCTGTAGCTCCTGTTGAGCCATTTGGTCCTGTGGCACCAGTAGAACCTAATAAACCTGTAGCTCCTGTAGCACCTACACCTGTAGCTCCTGTTAATCCAGTATTACCAATATTACCTCTTGGTCCTGTGGCACCAGTAGAGCCTATACCTGTAGCTCCTGTAGCACCAATTGGTCCAATTAATCCAGTTGATCCTGTATCACCTTGTGGTCCAGTTGCACCAGTTGTTCCAATTGATCCAGTTGAACCAGTTGTTCCCGTATTACCAATCACACCTTGAATACCTGTGGCACCTTGTGGTCCAGTTGCACCAGTTGTTCCAATTGATCCAGTTGCACCGGTTGCTCCTTCGCCGGTGGCACCTTGTAGTCCAGTTGCACCCGTTGCACCACCCGGATCACCTTGAGGTCCCTGTGGTCCTGTACTACCAATGTCACCTTGAGGTCCTTGTATTCCAATTGGTCCAGTTGAACCTCTTACACCTTGAGGTCCTTGTATTCCAATTGGTCCAGTTGCACCGGTTGCTCCTTCGCCGGTGGCACCTTGAGGTCCAGTTGCACCTTGAGATCCAGTTGCACCAGTTGTTCCTGTATTACCAGTTACACCTTGAGTTCCTTGTAATCCAATTGGTCCAGTTGCACCTTGAGATCCAGTTGCACCAGTTGTTCCAATTGGTCCAGTAGATCCTGTAAATCCTTGTGGTCCTCTAGGGCCCGTAGAACCAAAAACACCAGTTGCACCTGTAGGACCAATAGAACCTGTTTCTCCTGTGGCACCCTCAAGACCAGTTGCGCCCGTTGAGCCTACTGGACCAGTTGAACCAGTTGAACCTATGCCGCCGGTAGCACCGGTGGCACCTGTCGTTCCAATTACACCCGTTGCACCAGTAGAACCTATGCCTGTAGCTCCTGTAGCACCGGTGGTTCCCGTAGCACCACCCGGATCACCTTGAATACCTGTTGCACCAGTTAATCCTGTTGATCCTGTATTACCAGTTGGACCTGTTGAACCTATTAAACCGGTTGCACCAGTATCACCGGTATTACCTCTTGGTCCTGTGGCACCTGTAGAACCTACATTTCCTTGAAAACCTTGAAGTCCTGTTGCACCTCTTAAACCTTGAGGTCCCGTAGCACCGGTGGTTCCTGTAGCACCACCCGGATTACCTTGAATACCTGTTGCACCAGTTAATCCTGTTGCGCCTTGAATGCCTGTAGCACCTACACCTGTAGCTCCTGTTAATCCAGTATTACCAATATTACCTCTTGGTCCTGTGGCACCTGTGGGACCTTGAATGCCTGTAGCACCTACACCTGTAGCTCCTGTTAATCCAGTATTACCAATATTACCTCTTGGTCCTGTGGCACCTGTGGGACCTTGAATGCCTGTGGCACCTTGTGATCCAGTTGCACCAGTTATTCCAATTGGACCTGTTGCACCACCTGGAGTACCTTGAATACCTGTGGCACCTTGTGGTCCAGTTGCGCCTGTTTCACCAACAGGACCAATTTCACCGGTTAAACCTGTTGCTCCAAAAGGTCCAACATCTCCTGTAGCACCCATTTCTCCCGTAGCACCTGTTGCACCACCTGGATCACCTTGAGGTCCAGTTGCACCTGTTGTTCCAATTGGTCCCGTAGATCCCGTAAATCCTCTTAAACCTGTAGCGCCGGTAGAACCTAATGGACCAGTAGCTCCTGTAGTACCCAAGCTTCCTGTAGCACCAGTAGCGCCAGTTGTTCCTGCACCGGTTGCACCAGTCGATCCTATTGGTCCAGTTGCGCCACCTGGATCACCTTGAGGACCAGTTGCACCAGTTGAACCAAATCCACCAGTAGCACCTGTTGCGCCAGTAGCGCCTCGTAATCCTGTAGCACCTGTTGAACCTAAAGATCCTGTAGCACCTGTTGAACCTAAAGATCCTGTAGCACCAGTTGCACCAGTTGTTCCAATTGGACCTGTTGCACCTGTGGATCCCAATACACCAGTAGCTCCTGTGGATCCTGTTGTACCTATAAGTCCTGTAGATCCTGTTAAACCAATTTCACCTTGAGGACCAGTTGCACCAGTTGTTCCAATTTGTCCAGTTGCACCTGTTGAACCTATTGGTCCTTCAATGCCAGTTGCACCAGTAGATCCTCGTGGACCTATTGGCCCAACAGGACCGGTGGTGCCTGTAGCACCGGTTGTTCCTGCACCTGTAGATCCTGTTGGACCAGTTGCACCAGTTGTTCCAATTTGTCCAGTTGCACCTGTTGTTCCAATTGGTCCAGTTGAACCTGTTAAACCTATTGGACCAGCACTTGATACTTGTCGCCATGTTGTACCATCATAAATCAAATAAATTAAACTCTGACCCACATCCAATACAAGTGTATCATTAACACCTTCAATTGTTTCACCATTTGGATTAATTATAAGATTTCGAACACTCCAATCATTATTAAAAGTTCCAGCATCAGCAATAATAACTGTGTTACTGAGCACGGGTGATGCAGGAAGTGTAATTGTAAAAGATCCGTTTGCAGTATTTGCAAGATACTGTTGATTGAGTGTTACCGTTGTATTTGATGAGATTGTGATCCAAGGCTGATTTTGGCCGGTTGCACCTGTTGTGCCTTGATTACCGGTAGAACCTGTTGCACCTCTAAGTCCTACTGGACCTTGTGGGCCGGTTGCACCAGTTGAACCTAAACTACCTATCGATCCTGGAGTTCCTGTCGCACCAGTCAAGCCTTGAATACCGGTTGCGCCAGTTAATCCTGTTGAACCTTGTGGTCCAGGAATTCCAATTGGGCCAGTAGCGCCGGTTGTTCCTAATTGACCTGTTGCGCCGGTTGCACCGATATCACCGGTTGCACCTGTTGGTCCACCTGAAGGACCTGTAGCGCCTGTTGGTCCAGTTAAACCTGTTGCACCAAGGCCAGTAGCACCTTGTATACCCGTAGCACCTTGAACACCTAACGCACCAGTAGCACCTTGAGCGCCTGTAGCTCCAGGATTTGAACCTAAAGGTCCTATCCAAGCTCCATTAGCGGCAATTACCGGAGTAATGCCAACAGTCAGCCCATTTTTTACTATGAAAAAATTATTTGCGTCACAGCTCAAGGTTCACTATCCCCTTTGTTTTAAAACGTACTTCTATAACTAACTATTTAGTTTAATAGTTTGAGGCATTTCATGAGGATAATTTTTCTTTAACCAATTCAATTGAAGTCTTGCATCATTTCTTTCATACCAACCATTACCAGTGTAAACATTTAAAACAGATTGAAAATATTCCTCATACATTTTGCCAACTTTTTCTAATGTAAAGTTTTCAGCAAAAGCACGACAATTTTTAGGATTAATATTGTGAATATTGTTAGCAGCCCACAAATATTGTTCAAAGGTTCTACAACGATAACCAGTAATTCCATGTATGTTATTTTCTGTAAATGAACCCCAATCAGTTGTAATTGTAGGTGTTCCTGAGAACAACATTTCAACTTGAACTCCACCAAAAGGTTCAACATACATTGATGGCACAAAGGCTGCTTTTGCACCAGACATCAATTTTCTTCGCATCTCAACGTCAGCGTAACCAATTTCAGTAATATGAGCAGGTATCTCTTTATAACCCATTTGAGTTAATGAATTTTGGCCTGCAATAATTAATTTGGCACCAAGTGCTTCAGTTACTTGAACCGCAACATTTACACCTTTACCATCATATACACGACCTAAAAATAAAAAATAATCTTTTTTCTTTTCTTGGAAAGTAAAATCATCAGGATCAAAATAGTTTGGAATAACTGCATCATACCAATCTTGTTTGCAACTACCAACGGCTGTCATTCCATAATAAGCATGGTATATTGCATATGATTCAAATATTTTCCAGCGAGCCCAATGTCCGCCAGCATAACCAATTCCTGGTTCAACACAAATTAAATCTGAATGTGCATCACAAACTGGACGCACACCTGATCCCCAAAAAGGAAGAATAAAATCGTGTTTTTGTTTTCTTTTACCAACCTCCACAATGGCGTTTTTATAGAATGTTTGGTAAGCATGGTCATTGACATCAAATTTATAAAAATTCTTACGCCAGTCATAATCACCATAAGCAATTTCTAAATCTTTATTAGTGGTGACCGTAACATGTTCATCACAAACTAAATCTGAATCTTCGTGGCCGTAGTGTATAATAGTATGGCCTAACGACTTCATCATTTTGCCAAATTTAACTACCTTTTGTGTATAAGCACAAGCATTATATTCTTTTGAAGATACAGTATGTGGTAAACCTAAAATATGAAAACGCATAATAAAATCACCTTTTTAAAAAATTATATTGTGATTAACCTTCTAATCATCTTAACAGTATTTATTGCTTGTGTAGGACGAAAATATAAATTAACCACGTTGTTTGCAACATCAGCATCAAATTGACCAAGAGTAATATCACTTACAAGTTCACCGTATTGAGTCATAAAGGCACAAATTCCATTGTGCATTACCCTTAACTCAATTACTTGATAAAAAGAACCTGATGTTATTTGTATTTCATATTTGGCACTTCGATATGTGTAAATATCAAAATTGTCAACAGCAATTGGATTAGTTGTTGTTGTGTCAAATTGAATAATCGATACACCACCACCAGCAGCTTCTAAAGAGGTGGCAGATGTAATGCGGCCAAACCTATCTACTGTAAAAATAGGAACTCTGTTTGCAGAACCATAAGTTCCAGGACTAACACCCGTATCTGTAAGAGTAAAAGTTCCTGTTTCACCAGTAGTTGTGGCACCCGTACCACCAGTTACAATTGTTGTGCCTGTTCCTGTACCTGACGTTAAAGCCGATGCAAATGGATTACTATACAATACAGCTGAAGTATTTACTGTTACAGCCAAAGGTCTTGCGGTGGCTAAATCAGTTTTTAATTTTGTTGTACCAACTATTTGTAATAAAGAATTTTGTGTAGCACCAACACTAGAAAAAGTTAAAACGGTTTGATAATCTCTTATAATCGCCAAAGAATTTTGATAAAAATTAATATCTCCGTTTCTTCTGGTTGCCAACAAAGTTTGTAGAGAATTAACATCTGTTATAATTGTGTTAATACTAGAAACGGAAATGTTACTGTATGTGTTGCCATCTTCAACATACAGAGAATTACCTAAAGTTCTTGAATCTATAATTATTGCATTACTTCTTAAATCAACATCGTCACGAATATAAAGGCTTGTAAAACTTCCCAACACCGGTACGTTATTTTGTGTTTGATCTGCTTTATTGGTTAAACTCAACACTTGGCGACCAATTGACAAAGCCGTATTTAAATCTGGATATAAAACAGTATTGGCTGATCGTTCAACGCCAGATATATAATTTGTGTGTGTTGTAAAATCAGAAACAGCCGTTAACGCATTTATAATTGAAGAATATAATGTGTTTGCTTGAGTTGGAGCTACATTAAAAGTTATTGAACTGGTGTTACAGTTTGCAGCCATACCTGTAAGGACAATAGTAATGTTATTTAATACAGATGTATATGGATTTTGATAGTAACCTGTTGCTGTTGATGTTGCAATATCATCAACTTGCCATTGACTTAGATTAATTGAAGAATTATTAAGAAAGTTATTTGCACTAGGAGTTAAATCAACATCATCACCAAATTTGGTGGTATCAAAATTATATCCTAATCTATTGTATATACTGGACATATTATGATTCCATTGGTGCGTTTAGTGGAGGTGAAGTTGGGAATCCACGGTTTCCAATGTGAGTATGCATATTAACTTTTATTCTAAACATTTGTACTGAACCAAACATATCTGAAACTATTGGCGCAAACATTGAAATGCCGGCATCAATTGTTGTACCTGCTAACATATAACCCAAAGTTTCAACAGATTTATTACCAGATACAGAGAGACCTGCTGTAATATTTCCATCGGCTTGAACAGATTGAGATGTACCTATATCACCACGAACATATAAATCAGCATTTACGTTAACAGTTGAGGCACCCAATGTAATATCACCAGAAGAATTTATTTCCACATCACCGTCAACGGATTGTATTGCATCTCCAGAAACGGATTGATTTACATCACCTTTAACATTTTGATATGCAGACCCATCAATTTGTGTATAAGCATCACCTTTAATGTGAAGTGCCGAATCACCTTCAATAGTTATGTTGCAAATGCCTTTAATTAATACGTTTTTATCAGAGGCAATAATTTCATAACCTTTACCAACAATTCTATGAACTTCATCACCGTTGGGGTGCATCTCAATAAACGAACCGGAACGGTGTTGTATACGAACACGTTCACGAGTTGGTGTATCGTCCATTTCAAATGAATGACCCGATTCAGTTTGTTGTATATTGTTATAAGAATATATTGGTTGGTAATCAGTATTAGCTGCTGATTCCGGTTCCGTCCATGACATATCAGCCATTATGGTTTCCCAACTGTATTTTGAACCGGTACAATAGTTTCTTTATCGGTCAAAGCTAGTTCTGCTGCAATAGCTGATGAGTTCGCTAAAGAAACATTTCCTTCTGTAATATTTTTTTGAATTTCTTGACCTACAGCAATTGCACCAGATATACCACCAAGAGCTTCTTTTAAACAATTTTGTAGAAATTTGGCTATTCTTGCTGGTAATGTAGCAACGTATTGAATTATTTTTTGTAGTTGATCCATTAAATCTTTAACAGCTCCGGCATATTGTTGTATTTTTTTAATAAATTTTTGTATTACTTTAACTTGTGCTTTAATTGTTTTTATAGCACTTCTGATTTCATCAGCAAATGGACTTGAAGATGCACTAGCCCAAAGGCCTTTAATTGCGGCTCTAATTGTTTCTACCAATTCACTTGTTTTAAATGCCATTTTAGCAATTTCAAATTTCATACTTGCTGAGATATCACACACATGAGCTAAATTGGCATTGGATTGTGAAATGGCTGTTTTATCAACCACACCTCTAGATAAAGGTGAAAGTGTAGGTTTACCTGCTTCATATTGAACTTGGCCTGCTGGTGGTGTTGCCGGTTTTAAATCACTTTGAGGTGAAAATCCTTTATTTTTGTTTGGTACGGCTTCAAGTCCAGGAAAAACACCCATCATTATTGGTGATTGTGATGAAGTTCCATCGGAGAAGAAACCCATTACATAATCACCTAATCTAGGTGCACTAAATGATTTTGAATTGTTTACTGGATTAACGGCTGCAGCCCAAGGTAAATCTTTTGTTGGCAATTCTACCAAATTATCTGTGTGGTGTCCAAAAATACGAACTTTTGCACGACCCAACTTGGCCGGATCATTAACATCTTCTACTACACCATACCACCAATTAAATCCATCTTTACCTATAAAATTATTCATTCTGCCACCGCTTCTTTAAATGCCGTTTGATCTATTTCTTGATAATTATTTGGTACGCTATCTTTACTAATTTCAAGAACTGTTTGATATTTATTTGGCTGTATGATATGTCGAACTGCTGTAACCAAATATTTACCTGAATAAAATTTATCCAATTGTTTTTCGTTTGTTTCGGGTCTTAATGACATTAAATTAAATTCGATTGTTCTGCCTACTGTTAAACCTGGATCACCAGGTATTGTTAATTTAACAACAGTATAATTGGCCAAAGCAATTTGTGCCGTCCTACTTGGTACATATGTTTCTATTGCAATGTTTTTTGCAACTGATCCTGGTATTTCTTTAAAGTAAGCTGCCTCATTTTGACCAGCATTTGACAAAGCCACTTTTAGTGTTGCATCATATGTTTCGTATTGAGTTAGCCCCAATCTATTCTTTAAGGCATTACTAACTTCACCTTCATTTAATGTAACTGCTTGGTTCTTATACTTTAAATAATCAAAATCGGTTACTTTGTATGACCTTGTTAATGGGTCAATTGAAATTAATCTGTTTGCAAATGTGCCAGAACTTATTTCATTGACTGAATCATAAGTTTTAACGAATTCATAATCCAAAACACTTATTGTTTTTTCTTTGAAAGATTGTTTATCCATGTCAATGTTTTGTGCCTGATATTTGTAGGTAGCATATGGTTCTTCTTTAAACATGGACTGTAATGATCGGTAATTGAACCCATCTTTAGTTTCAAAGAATAACATATCAGCACCAACAGAACCATTATTTGCTGGTCGAGCATAAGTTGACAACCAACTAATTGCTTCAAATGGCTTTAATCGAGGTATAACGAAATCATATAAACCAGTTGTTGATTCAATATTATTAATTTTGCTACTAGGAACTTTTAATTTATCAACCAATATATTTTCTACAATAGTAGATATTTTTTGGCCAGCATACGATTTGCTAATTTTAATTTGTTCAGATAACAACAATTCTTCCGAACAGAAATATAATGTATATGTTTCAGTATTTAAATTTCCTGCAGGTTTTTTACCTCCAACCTTATATACTCGAAACAATTGATCATTGTTGTTTGATCCATTTTTTACTTTACCAAAATTAACTTCAATGAATTCATTTCCTGTTAATTGAAAAAGTTCAACGAATCCTTGTGAATCGGTTACTGTAATATAGCCTGAGGCTGTAAAGCTATAAAGGTCCTCATAATAAGACATATCAATCATTAAACGTTTTAACTCAAATCTTTGACCATTTGATGTTAAAAAATTTAAAGTTTCTAATGAATAATCTTGTGCATAGTAAGCACCAGGAGATTCTACACCTAAAGAAGATTGATCAAATTCTGCCATATTAAGCCATTAATTTTTTAAATTGTTTTTCCAATTCACCCACATAAATTGAATTTAATAATTTTATATTTCTGTACGATTCATTTAAATCCGTTTCGTACTCATAATATGAAACTGTTCTACGACTAGTGGTTATAGTAAATTGTCCGGTTGCCATACTACGTTCAAACACTCCGGTCTGTAAAGCATTATAGGATTGTTGGTCAATAATGTATTTGTCGATTGTCGTTGTGCTTGTTCTCGAATCAAATTTGGTAATCACTTTTTCATAATGATGAATAGTGGCTTTAGCATTAAAATTATACTTATCCGTGATGTAAGATTCCAAAACACTAGATTGCATTGGCCATTGCCATTGTGGGTCTAATATTTGATTGACATATAAAACAATCCAATAACGATAGGAATCACCATAGTATTTGTATGCAATAATTTCTGGTGTATCTCCTTCCTGTATATCATATGAATAATATACTAATGGATTTTTAAGTATGTCGGGAATAACACTACACCTTGCTATCAAATTGACCATCAACGTTGAATTGCCGTTTGGATCTGTTTTAATAATTTTTGGTAATGTGTCGAAATATTGCATTAATAACCTTCTTCTATTTTTTCTCTTGTGATGAGTTCGATTTCTTTGAAACTTATAATTACTTTTGTTTGAACTGGCGCACCATCACCAAAAGTTGAAAATCCATTTGGAGAATAATCAACATCAATACTTTCAATTACACTTTCAGCAACTCGTCCAACATTTTGATTTCTTTTGCCATTAAATAAAAATTCTAAATTAAATGTTGAAGGTGGAACAAAAAACATACCAGATGTACCCTCCGCTAATCTTGGCGCTGCATGCGTCTTTAACATTTTAACAATTTTTGCAACTGTTTCTGCCTCTTTTTTAGAATATGGTGTAAATGTAAATTCCATCCGATATGTTCTAAATTCTATACCATCAAATAACAACTGTTGTTGTGGGTTAAAGGCAAAGCCAGCACCTTTAGCTAATAATCTAGCAGGTCCACTATTAACAATAGAAGCGATAGCACCAACAGCTTTTCCAGCACCAGGTAGTTGTGCTGCAGCATCAACTAAACTTAATTGTCCATATGAAGCATTATATGTAAAAGCCATGGTGTCGGGTATATACAATGATATTGCAGCTATAGATTTTTTTATTGGATTTTTGATTTTAATGGTATCATTACCTAATATTTCTTTTACTTTACCAATACCATCCTTAAATACTCCATCTATTGATATTTTTCCATCTTTTATTTCTTGAATTGTTCCGGAAAGAGATTTTATTGTGTTTTCTACAGAACTTCCTTTAGCTCGATCAACTAAATTACCTACAGCACCAATAAATTTATCTTTAGATTTGATAAGTGTATTTTTTATACTTTCATAAGTTGCTGGCTCTATTTCATTGATATTAATTACAACAACATGACCTCTCGTAGATGTTTGTAAATCTCTAGGGTATTGTAAATCGGTTCGACCAAATTTATTTCCAAATAAAGTACCCAAAGGACCCTCAACTAAAGCTCCTGGTATGGAAACTCCACCTATGGAATTTGGTATGGAAATGATGGCCATTGGATCCTCTATTAAAAAAGTTATACATAGTATTTATATGGCTTATAATGGACGTTTTACACCTTCTAATCCTCAAAAGTACGTTGGGGATTCTAATAATATCATTTATCGCTCTTCGTGGGAGTGTAAAATGATGAACTGGCTCGACAAAAATCCAGATATTATATCGTGGGCTTCAGAAGAATTGATTATTCCCTATAAATCTCCAAAAGATGGCATGTGGCACCGTTACTTTCCTGACTTTTTGGTTAAAGTTCGAACTAAAACGGGAGTGTTAAAAACCATGTTGCTTGAAGTTAAACCTAAAAAACAAACAATAACACCTGAACCTAAAAAAAGATTAACAAAACAATACATAAATGAGGTGGTTACATACGGAATCAATCGGGCCAAATGGAAGGCCGCCACAGAATATTGTTTGGATCGTGGATGGGAATTTAAGCTTATAACGGAAGACCATCTAGGACTATAGCCTAAATAATACAATGGGATCTAAACTTACACAACTAGCCAAAGAAAGAACATCTGCTCAATTGCAAATAATGAGCCGTGATTCTCTTAAATGGTTAACCACAAAGATTGCTGAACTGAGAAATCCTTCTGGAATAGCCTCAACAATTAATAACGAAGCTTTTAGAAAAAGAAATCGTTTTGTGACTGGTGGATTATATTACTTTTATTATGACCCTAAAACAAAAAAAGACATACCATATTATGACCGCTTTCCTTTGGTTTTGGTATTGGAAAGATATGAAGATGGTTTTCTTGGTTTAAACCTACATTATTTACCGGTAAAATACCGAATCACGCTTTTGGATAAATTGATGGATTACGCCATCCTTGACGGCAATAATGATATTATGCGTATGAGAGTCAGCTACGATATTTTAAACGCCTCCAAGCGTTATAGAGAGTTTCGGCCATGCTTGAAGAAGTATTTGTATGGTCACATTCAGTCAAAAATACTTGCCGTACAACCAAATGAGTGGGATATTGCGGCATACTTGCCTATTCACCAGTTTAAAAAGGCTTCGGTAAATGAAGTTTGGCAAGATTCATTAGAAGAAATAAGGAAAAGTTAGATGCCAGGTACCATTAACGATTTTAAATCCAGTTTCACAAAAGACCTAGCAAGAGCAAATAGGTTTGATGTGAACATTCCTATTCCTTTAACTTTAATACCATATATCAAATCGGCTAGAAATTTAGTGTACCGTTGTGAGAATGCTAATTTGCCAGGTAAAAGTTTAATGACAATAGAACAAAAAATTGGATCTAATCCTGTTGAGAAATATCCATATCTGACTGGTTATAACGACATGGATTTAACTTTTATCGTTGATGGTGATATGCAACAAAAAATATTCTTTGATGCTTGGATGAATTTTATTAATCCAACATACAATTATAATTTTAGATACAAAGGTGATTATTCCACCACAATACAGATTAATCAATATGATGTGGAAAACAAAGTATCATATTCTGTTAATTTGTTTGATGCATTCCCAATCTCAATGAATCAATTGGATTTAGATTGGTCATCCGATAACCCACATAAGCTTTCAGTAACTTTTGCATATACTCGTTGGAGTAATAATTCTCTACAGTCATTTGGTATGGAATTGGTCGATGCTGGTTTGGCCAATTTCTCCGATGTGGTTGGTGGTTTAGGTGGAAACGCTCAAAGTGCTGTAAGTGCAGCTGGTCAATCAGTAGTGAATAATATACAAAGAAGTATTTTTAAGTGATTTTATAAGGAGATAAATTATGGCTTTACCAAAACTTGACGTGCCGACATATGAAATAGAATTGCCGTTATCAAAAAAGAAAATTAAATATCGACCATTTTTGGTTAAAGAACAAAGAAACCTTTTAATGGCAGTTGAATCGAATGAAACATCCACGATTCACCAAAATGTAAAAGATATCCTTTATAATTGCACCTTAACAGAAGGTGTCGATATTGAAAAATTACCTATTATTGATGTTGAATATTACTTCGTTAACTTACGTGCTAAATCCGTAGGTGAGGTTGTTGAATCAAAATATAAATGCAACAATGAAGTTGAAGGCAAAGTATGTGGTAATTTAATGGAAAAAGAAATCAATCTGTTAGATTTACAGGTTGAACGCAAAGAAGGTGTTTCTGATGAAATTCAGTTGACCGATACAATCTCAATTAAATTAAAATATCCAGAGTTTAACATAGTTCAAGATTCATTGAAGTATGATAATATTACTGAGACCACATTTAACATGATTGCCAGCTCTATAGAGTACATCTATGATGGTGAACAATTCTATTACTCAGCAGAGGCACAACCAGGTGAAATGTTGGAGTTTGTAGAAGGCATGAATCAATCACAATTTGCCAAAGTAGAAGATTTTTTTAATAATTTACCAAGTTTAAAACAAACAGTTGAAATTGATTGCTCAAAATGTGGGTTTCACCATAAAATAGAAGTAGAAGGCCTAGAAAATTTTTTCGGCTAATTTTTCGTCATGACAATCTGAGTAATTATTACAAGACAAACTTTTCATTGATACAACACCACAAGTATAGTTTGTCAGAGCTTGAAAATATGATGCCTTGGGAACGGGACATTTACGTTTCTATGTTGATTGCGTATATTGAAGAAGAAAACCAAAAGATACGAGAAAGACAAAGAAAAAAGTAAATGGACTATTTTAAAGCCAAAGACATCAGAAAAAAAGGTTTAATGTCTATGATGACCGAAAGGTTATCATCTGGTATGGGCACGGGTGCTGCCATTGGAAGTTCCATTTCTGACAGAACAAAAGCAACTTTCACTGGTATTAAACAACGTTTTGATCCATTAAATATTGCCAGAGTCGTAACTGGTGGTTCTAAATTTGCTCCTGCTTTTCTTGGTGCTTTAACAGGAAGAAGTAAACGAGATATTGGTTTTTTTACCGGTAAGAAGCCACGAGATTATCGAGGATTAAAAAGTTCTTCTGTTGATTCTGGACTTGCGGTCCAATATCTTGGCCAAATATATGAATTATTGGTCAAAATTGAAAATGATAGAAAATTAGAATTAGAACAAAGAGAAAACCAACAAGAAGAAATTGAGTCTGAAGAAAATCGTAGAAATCAGGCCCTCATTGAAGCGTTGACTACCAGAAAAAAAGCTAAGCCAACAAAAAAACAAACAAAAAAATTAGATGATACTAATAAACAAATTGGTAAAGAAAAAAAGAAAACAGATGAAGTAAAGGTTGGACCTTCAGCACCACCGGCACCAAAACCTCCTACACCAGCACCAACACCTAAACCACCAGCACCTACACCAACACCGACTCCAGCACCAACACCAAAACCGCCGGTGCCAACAACCAAACCAAGTGTACCAACAAAAATATCCACAGCTAGTAAAATCGCTGGCGGTGCAGCAATTTTAGGTGCTGCAACTGTAGGATTAACCTCACTAAGTTCTTCTGTAATTGCAAAAGAAGAAGGTTTACCCAAAAATGGAAAAGCCTATTGGGATCCACCGGGTCAAAAGAATTTAGTTTCTATTGGATACGGACACCAAATAAAACCAAATGAATACAACCAGGGTTTTATTCAAGCTGGTGATGAACAAATTACTATCAAAGGAGAAAAAGGCATTGATACCGTAATGACACCATCACAAGCACAAAAATTATTACAACAAGATTTACCGGAATATGAAAAGCGTGCAAAAGTACCTTTGGGTGATTCGTGGAACAAATTAAATGATAATCAGAAAGCAGCATTAACATCATATGCATATAATACAGGCAGCACAAAAAGTTTAGTAAAAGCAGGATTAAAAGATGCAATTGATAGTGGAGATATGGCCGGTGCGGCCGATATTATAGAGAAAAAGGGAATTAGAACAGCATCAGGTCAATTTAATGCTAGTTTGGATAAAAGAAGAAAAAAAGAAGCAGAATTATTCAGGTCCGATTTAAAAACCAATGTGCAAGTTCCAACACCAGTTTCAACTGGTAATAAAATTGATTCAGAAACAAAAGAGAACATGGGATTAAAGAAATCTTTTCAAGAATCTCCAGCAACCAGTAAAAGTGTAAATAATACCAATATAAGTAATAAAACAACGGCCAGTAATGTGCCAGAAAAAGAAGATGATACCAATCCTCTGATTAAGAAAGCTAGATCAACATGAACTATCAAGAAGCCAAAAAGATAAGAGAAAAATCTTATATTTCATATCTGACTGAAAAATTGTCGGAAGGCCAAGGCGTAGGTTCAGCCATAAAAGCAACACTATCTGATAAATCTAAAGCAAGGTCTAAAGGTTTTAGTGAGAAATTTGATCCATTAAATATTGCCAAGTTTATGACCGGTGGTTCTAAATTTGCTCCTGCTTTACTTGGTAGCATGCTCGGTAGAACTCAACAAGATATTCAATATTTTTCTGGCACCAAAAAAGCAAAAGAGGTCGGCGGTACAGCTACTAAAATAGGTCAATTAGATTCTGATAATAATGTGATGGATATTCTTTCTAAGATATACACATTATTAAAAACAACAAACGATAATGATACTCAACGTAGAGCAAAAGAAGGTAATTTTAAAGAAGAACAAGAATTAGAAAGAGAAAGAAGGCATAAAGCTTTAATTGAAGCCATCACAGGTAAAAAACAAGCCAGTACAGCAACAGCAACAGCTGTAAAACAAGATGATTCTGGAGGATTGGTATCTTTTATTTTAGGAATAGTAACAGGAATGATTAGTTCTGCAATTAAAGGTGTCATGTCGGTTATTGAGGGTGTAAGCACCTTGGTTAGAGGTATATTGTCGGCATTTAGTTTAGGACCACTTGGACCTTTAAGGCTTTTAGCAAGCTTAGGTTCTTTTTTGATTAGTCCTCTTGGATTAGGATTGATGGGTCTTGCAGCCGGAGCGATTACCGCATGGGCATTTTGGAAAATGTTAACAGATCCTTCTGGTTATGAAGCCGCAGATTCCGATTTAAGTAAAGGTTTGAATCAAGCAGAAAAAGCTGGCGGTTTAGCTGGCGTTAAAGATGAAATGGACCGCCGTAAAAAATTACCAGAATATGACAGAACAATGGCAGAAATAAAAGATTATCAATTCAATTATAATGAAAGTGAACCATTAAACAACGTTCAATTGAAAGGTTTTGCCGAAAGGGGACCTGGTGCTCTAGAAGCTGTTGAAGATTATAAAATGGAAAGAGATAGAGTAAAGAAAGAACTTCAAAAAATAAATCAAACTGCCACACCAGTTGACACAACACCACAAGCTTCACAAGCGGTGACGCCAACAGAAACACCAGCACCAAGTGAACAAATGTCCAATCCAAAAACAACCAGTAAACTAAATGCCGTAACCAGTGAAAATTTAGAATTGAATTTACCAAGCACACCAGAATCGGTTACGACTGCACAGATTACAAACAATACGAATATCAGTTCAACCAAGAGCCAAAAACCAAAAGGTCCTATACCTTCTGTGAGGAATATGGAAGATTCCTTTCAGAGAATGCTATTAAGTAGTTTACGGGTTGTATAATAAAAAACCCACCATAAAGGTGGGTTTCTTTTAAGTAAAAGAAAATTAATTTTCTTCAGCAAGTTTACTAAAATATGCCATATCATCATCTTCAGAATCATCTTTAAATGGAGAATCTTCTGCAACAGGTTTAGGTGCAGGCTTTGCTTTGGCTTGTTCTACAGTTGTGCGTGGTGCTTCACCATTAAGACCAAGAACTTTATCTAAGCGTTGCTTCAAAGCATCATACGACTTGAATTCACCATCTTTTAAGAGTTCCTGTAGAGAGTGTTCAGACTTCCAAATCTTCTCTAGTTCTTCATCGTCATTCAGCAAAGCAGCAGGCGATTCGAATTCAGATTTATCATAATTCTGATAACCTTCAACTTTACGGATCTTTAACTTAAAGTTGGCACCTTTCCACATATCAAATGGGTTAATTGCTTGTTCATCTTCAAATTGTGGATTCATGGCTTCTGAAATCTTATCAAAAATCTTCTTGCCAAACTTAAACAAAAATACTTTACCTTCATTTTCTTTATTTGAAGGATCAGATACGATATAAATGTTTGCAATGTAATTTAGTTTACGTTTTTGCTTACGGACAATATCTTTATTTGCTTCAATACCAGAATTCCATAATGAGGAATTATGTTCACAAACGGGACATTGTTGATTGAGTGTGGTTAAACAATTATCAATTAACCATCCACCTGGACCTTGGAATCCGTGTGAGAAAATCTTCACCCATGGTAACGCATCATCACCATCAACTGCTGGTGCTGGGAGGAAACGAATCGTTGCCATGCCATTGCCAGATTTATCTACGGCTGGGCGCCAGTAGTTATCTGATTTATCGTTGCCTTCGGATGAGGTATTAAGTGCCTCGATTGCTTTAGATAGTTTGTCGAGGTTGCCAGATTGGCGTTTGAGGTTCGCAAATGAACTCATAATTTACTTCCTTTCGTATAAACGGTGTATAAACGGTGTATTAAAAACGACTTGTCCACATACTTCTCATAATATAGTAATATTTATCCAATGTCAAGTGTACATCTTCAAAATACCGATGGTAGTAATGGCGTCCGTGTGAAGTATACCAATACCACCTTCAACTCGCCATTGGTCGATGTTCTGTGGTGTATCATCAATCAATAGTGAATTCGAATTAGAAAAATCTCTCTTAAATCTTTTACCTGGAACCAAGTTCACAGGAAACTCAATGTTTTGGTTATTCAACCATTCAATCTTTTGTTCCCGAATCTCTGCATCCCGTTTCTCAGAAGAAGTGGAAGAAAGAATCTCTGTTGGTACCTTTAATGACCTGAGATAGTTAATTAACTCGATAGCATCAGGCATCAAGTTCAATGTAGCAAACTGCCTTTCAGCAATGAACATGGTGAAGAACTTGTCAAAGGTTTTATAGGTGTCGGCCTCTTTCGGTTCAATTTTGTACAATTCCTTGTATCGTTTATTGAAATCGGCAATCACACCATCCATGTCCAAGTAAATCTTGGTAATCTTATGCATATTCTTTAATCTTTTCTTTCAAAATTTGTTTGAACTTTTCTTTATCATAATGTAGAAATGGTTTATATTTCACACATTTAGTTTTAAAACTAGGCCAAACAATATCATCATATATTTCTTTTTCCCACATCGGGAAAAAATTCATCAGGTCGTTCAAAATGATAAGTGTTTCAAGTGTTATATCTCCTTGTGTAGTATACTGCATTAACTTAGGAAATTCATTGTTTCTTACCACTAATAAATCATTTGGATTTTCTACCTTATCCAATAATACAATTATATCATTTTCAAAGGTATATGTCAAGCTTTGTTGAGTTTTTTGCCACTTGGTATAATTCTCGTCACCATCCTGAAGTAAATCACCTACCCAATCACCTTTGCCTTGTATAAAATTGGCAATATAAAAGTTCTTGAGTTCTTCTAAATCATATTTACGAGATAGTTTATAGAATTGGTATTTTGATTTGTTGGTAGTAAATGTTTGCTTAGATACATTTGTTTTTCCGTTGTATCTAAAGTAATCATAAGATTCGGAAGTAAAATGTAACTTCAAAGCATTCCATAAAGCATATGCGGCAAAACCGGTATTCTCCGTCATAATTTAAATTGGCAATCTGGATGTTTTCTTCAACATATTATTATCTTGAGCCTCTTCTTTAATCTTTGATTTAAGTGCGGGTGAGATTAATGTTGCGGCCACTTCAATTTCCAAACCAGTTTCTTTGCAATGGTGGCAGATAGCGTCCATATAACCTAAACGATTTTCTATCACCAAATTTTCAATCATCATACTAAATTTTTTAATTTCTTCACGATTAGGCATAATTTAAATTCTACTGTAAAATATATGATTACCTATTTTCGTTACAACCTTTTGTTTATTCCAGCCAGGATTTACATAAACTGCATGGTAATACAATGCGTTTGTTTCTGCTATTTTATCATGTAAAACTGAAACTGTCAATGCTCTTTTTGCAATTAAATGAGATTCTTCCCATCTATACCGATCATGAATGTGTACCATTTCTTTGACCATACAAGTCCATGAAAATTGACACACGGTTCTTAAATTTTGATCCGTTGTTTTCTGATAAACAACTGAACATATATTTCGTGGAAAAATGCCACTATTAACACGATTCATTGTGACCTGTGCTACGGCTAATTTGCCTTCATAAGATTCACCAGCAGATTCATAATAAATATTTTTAGCAAGGCATTCAATTTGTTTTAGATAATCTGCCGATACTTGTTTCTGTGTTGCATTTGTAATAAACTCTCTCGATAGAGTTGGTGCTGTATATACTATTGTTAATACTGCTAATACTACTGCTAATGTGTTAAACTTCTGTGTGTTAAATTTAAACATCTTTCTTCCTTATTGATTGCGGCGGCCAAACATCTGACCGCCTTGGTCTCCAATTACGAATTTGTTTTCGATTTTATTTTAACTTCAGGTTGTGGAGTGGTTTGAGAAACGAATTGATTGAGAGCTTCCGCTTTCTTTACAATTTCATCTTCTGTGGGGAATGCCGGTAAGGCGGGGTAGTCAGGTGATGTTGTACCAGCAATTTTAGCTGCATCGACCTGTGTATGCCATTGCTGTTGTAGAGCATCACGTTTTGTGTGATAGTCATCAGTTAACATATCTTTGGCCATTTTTAAGAGTTCTAGCCGAATCTCATAAGGTGTCATACTCATTTACTTCTCCTTGTGTGTGTTTATGTGTATTACCAGCGGTTTGTGTGATGCTGGTGATTTATTTATCCAGGTGATTCTGTTGCTAAGTTCACCTGGCGAAACTCCGCTTACCTATTAGGCAGCAAGTGCATACTTATCGTTTGCGTTTAATTTAATTAGTGATTACGCCTTCTCTGGCGATTCTCCATTGTTCTAATTATTGCCATGTCGATTCTAAAACACCCCCATCAGAAGTATATTGCCACTTTTGTGTTTGCTACCGAAAACTCGGTTCGTCAATATACTTTTGGTGGAGGTGGTGGGAATCGCACCCACGTCCACAACAACTTTCAAACAACTTCTACGAATTAGTTTAATACAAAAAGTATTGTTAATACACCTACAGCAAATGCACAGGCGCCCATGTAGAAAGCAAAACTTCTTACTTTATATTCTTTTACACAATCTTTGTTAGGCATTACAGTATCCTTTCTAGTAACCAAATAACAAAAAGAAAACTTAAACCACCAGCCAAAAATTTTAAAGCCCCGTACTGTCTTTCGTTCTGCTCGGGAGTGCAGAGTTTTTTCCAATATTTGTTCATAGTGTCCTATTATAAGTGTTTATACTTATATAGGCAACCAGCTTAATTAATATTTACCACTTTTCTCATAATATGAAATGGCATTGACTAGGCCTGTGATATGGTCCTCGGTCTTTTGTTTGAATACGATAGGACTCGAATCCTCAACGGCCATGACGATAACCAAATCATGGATAGGTTGACCAATCAACTCCTCATACATCAAGGCGTAGGCAGATGTTTGCCAGAAGTAATCTTCAATGTCCTCATGGCTCTTAATTTTTTTGGATGTTTTAAAATCAATTACCGAAAGCACACCATCGAACTCAGCAATACAATCCACTCGGCCTGCCATCTTTAATTGTGTGGACCATAATGCTTGTTCTTGGTAATGAATATTGTTAATACGATTTAAATGCGGTTTGATTGATAAAAACATTTCATGTGCATCGGGCATAATATTACCTAATGATTCATTGTTTAAATATCGTTCACACAATGTATGAACATTTGTACCACGAGAAGTTGCTTTTTTGGTAATGGCATTGGCAACATCTTCACCCACTTTGTTGCGCCATGCCTGAAAAATATGTTTCTTTTGAGCACCAATGACTGTGGTGACCGATGGTAATTTTGTACCATCAGGTAGTTTATAAAACCGTTTACCATCAGGAAATGTTTCTGATGGTAGGTCTTGTAATACTTTTGGTGGGCAGTAATTAAACATTACCATTTTCCTATAGGGCATTTTACAAAAGGTAAATTTACTTTAATTGGCATATAACAATGGCATTGTGTGCATATTTTTATTTTAACTTTATAATTCTCACAAGTATTGCATATGTCTAATTTTGTATTTGCATTCATTTTACGTTACGTTATAGTTGGTTACATATTTCTCTTTAATAGCTTCAAAGAAGTCAATATCTTCTTGTGTTAGCTCCGCTTCTTCTATATCTTGCCTAAATTTTCTGGTGAAATCTTCTAACTGTTGAAATTCACCTTCATACTTAAAAAACTTTGTTATTTTTTTAGTATCGTAAGCATCCATTATAATATGATATCTAGGCTCATCGGAATCATTTCTAATTTGATGCCACAAATTCACCCAAACAATGTATGCTGATCCATCGGCCGGCATATGTAAATTTTTTCCTTGACATATATGAACACACTTTTTGTTTGTCCATAATGGTATGTGTATTCTGGCCATATAATCTGTTGTTTCAGCATCTTTGTGCACCAAGCTCTTACAATGAGGCTGTAAACAAGTTATTCTTACTCGCCTTGGTTCAAATCCCAAATCTTTCAATTTATCTACAACCTTTTTAATTTCTCCGACACAAGCTTGAGTTGGTCTATCGTGCTCCAAACTGTGAGCAATATTAAAATGTTTGTACGACTTCATAATCAATTCTCTTGTCGGTAGAAAATTTTCTAATTTTAATCCATGTTCATGCTGAACAACTTCCCAACCATCTTTCCAATCACCACGCCTACTCAAAATACTCCAACCACCAAACCCATGATAATTTTGTGTTTCAAATTCTTCACCTTGAACAACTTGATCACCTAGAGGAAAAACACTTTCTTCTACTTCTTTTCTTAATTTTTCAATATCAAATTGAATATCTAATTTTTCATACCACATTTTTTTGTTTTTCTTTCATTTCTATAAAATTGTTCAATAGATTAGTTGAAAATGTTTGCATATCGGTAGACAATGAAATTCTCATATTTTTAGATTTATTAACATCTACAGAATGTAAAACATATGATGGAAAAAATACAAGTTTTCCTGGTTTCGGTATTATTTTTTTAAATTTAGCTCCATTAACATTTTTATAAACCTCTTTGTCCCAATCTACACCACCACGGGGATCAATTAATAATAGGTCACCACAATCATCATCTGTTTGTATATAGTATGTTGCTGTTATTTTACTACCTCCATGATCATGTATTGCCATGGATTGTCCAGGTAAACTATAGTTAACCCAACCTCTTGTGTGATGAAATTCATATTCATCATAATTTTTTGCAACATAATCATAAGTAAGTTCTGTCACCATTTTAATTATATAATCATTTAATGATTTTACATAAGGTGTATTCATCACCCATATATTAGAATCTTTGATATTTTTAATTTTTTCATCTGTGTAAAAATATTTCAATTCACTTAATAAATTATCATTAAATTTTTCATCAAAATCTGTTTGTATTTCCCACACCGGTGTCACCCACCAATCATTACGAATTATATTCATAGACATCCAGTTTCTTTTAACATCTCACACACCGATTCATAATTATGTTTTCTTGTGCCTAAAGTTACGGCTTTTCTAAAAGGTTCTTCTTTATCCGATTCGACACTATGAATTTTCTTAACATTTAATACCCAAACTTCCATTGGTTGTGCCACGAAACTACCAACTTCTTTTAATTGCTCTTTTTTGTATATGAATCCATTTGTTTGATTTTTTATTTGAAATATCTGCAAATCATCTACCAAAGGTTCATAATATATCGTTTTACAGTTATCAGTTTCAATGTAAAAATTAATTGTGGTTAATATATCACTATCTGTATGTGGTGGTATATTTCGATTGATGGTCATAACAGTTAAATAAAAATCTTCCCAATATTTTTTAGGTAAAATCTTATACATTATTTCGGGTTCAGGTGACCATATCTTTTTATAATCTATACCTTTATTATCAACACCCGTAAACGTATTCAACCCCTGTGTAACGGCATATATGGGTTTAGAAAACTCATAATTTAACTTTGTGAACATTTCCATTCTTTAATTTTTTTCATTCGACTGGCCCAACTTTTTAATATTACAGTATTATTGGTGTTTTTGTCAACCACCTTTCGTAAATCGGTAGATAAAGATATACGTAAATCATTTGATTTATTCTCCGTTACACCATGAAGAACATATGATGGTGTAAAGACCAATTTACCTTCAATAGGTTTGATTCTTCGTTCTTTCACTACAGGCGTACCGGTTAAAGTGGTGTTTTTCCAATCAATTGCGTTGGAACTGTCAAATAGTACCAACTCTCCACATCCTTCTGGTGCTTGTATGTAATATGTGGCCGCAATAGCGGATTCTGTATGGCCATGTACTTCTAAACCTTCTCCCGGTTCATGCACATTAACCCAGCCAAAGAAGTGCTCACAACCTTTAAGGTTTAACATTCTGATTTCTGGAATTTGTTGGGTTATTGTTTTTGTAACAATATCAATAATTTCTTGTTTGATAATGTTTAGATTGGGCTTGTCATAATCCCATATGCTGTCTTTTGGTTTTTTATCTTGGCCAGTGGCGATGCCATAACCTATACTATAAATTTCGTCTAGTAGTTTTTTATTGAATTCTGCATTAAATTTTGTTTGAACTTCCCATATTGGAGATTTCCAAAATAAGTTTTGCGCATTTTGATACCAGTGAAACTTTTCACGGTCATTCAGTTGTTCTATTTGATTTCCACTCATCATATGCCATAATCAAAGGTTGTGCTTGCTCACGATTAATTCGAACTTCTGTACTCATTTCCGAAGCTGTGTTTGCTGTCTGCCATGGTGTGCCTTTGATGTGGTCCAATATCGGGTGATTGCCAGCATTTAATAATTCGGACAACACATTCACATGAGTTGTTAACATGGTAAAGACGTTTGCACGTTGTTCTTCAGGTAAATTTAGTATTGCATTGAAAAAAATATTGTTGAAGTAGTAATCAACATACTCATGCAATAAATCTCTCTCGATGACGATTTCATTTTCATTCATTGTATTTTTTCCTTATGAATAATTTATTATTAAATAATTTAACTATTTTAGAATAAATTTCTGCTGAGTAATATGTTCCCGCAAATGTAATCCAAATAAAATATACGGTCAATAAACCAACTGGTTTATTTTTATTTGGTAACTTACCTACCAAACGGCTAATTGGTCGACCAACACGCATCAATATACGGCCAATATCATTATCTCTATTCACAATATTCATAATATAAGCCATATGTTGCGACCAAGGAGTTGCTATACGGTGAGCCCACTTAATAAATTTTTGTTTTTCAGCTTTTTTACGTTCATCTTTGGACATCCAAAGCATAAAGTCCGGAGATTTGCCTTCCATGCCATCAACAATAACTTGAGCCCAACGAATATAACCAGCATAAACTTCTGGATCATTTTCTCTCAACCAATTACCATATTTTTGGTCAGCATAAAAAATATCATGGGGCATCATACCGAGTTGATATAATTTATGACAAATAATTTTTGAACAATTACAAGCTTGAGCATAACATTGAAAACTTGTACAATTATATGTTGGTGGCGGTTGTTGATTACAATTTCCTGTTTGTAACCATGATTGGCTATCACAATTTGCACAATTAATAGCTCCACAATTAGCACACACATGGCAATTTTGACTTTGATCACCGCATCCACAATTACAATTTGATGGGTCAACTACAGGACAATTTCCTGAAGCGCAGTTTTCACAGCAATTATTAATTCCCGTGCCGTTGCAATTTCCTGCAGTATTTTTTTGAAAATAACTTAGGCCATAAAATCCAGCCATATTAGGAGTACCTGGTCGTATAGACGGCAACACTAAATTGTTTAAAAAATTTAAATCACTAGAATATGTTGATGATTGACCAATTTCTTGATTAATTTGCGATACGGATATTGGTCCAGATGATGGTAATGTCATTTTTACGTCCTAATCTTTATTATTCAGTATTTATATTGTTTCTACTTTGGATTTTCCGTAAATTTCGACACCTTCAATCACACCAATCTTCTCACTAATTATTTTGATAGGTATAATTTTCTTTTTCAAATCTTCCTTATGTTCGTAAATTGTACCAAAAATATCTTGCCTTTCGAGTGGTAGACCATCACCTTTTATGAGTGTTGGTATATAACCTGTTATATCCTGTATAGCTAAAACAAAAAATGGTATGTTATCCGAATATGAATTTGCACAAGATATGTCCCAAAATTTTTCATCCAAAAACATACAGGCACCCTTACAAATATGTAGTACAGGACAACCAGAACATTCTTTACGGTTCGACCAATGTGTTGATGATTTAATTGATACATTATCATAATCTTCTAATGTACCTCCGTGATGCGACTCGCCATTTTTTGACATTTCAAGAGAACTTACGTTTTGGCACGTCATTACATTACCACGCAAATCTACAGCTAAAGCTTGTTCTTCATCCATGCCACATTTTTGACCTAAAAAATCCGATTTTCGGTGAGCAAGAACACTTTTGGTAAATTGAAACGTTTTTTCTTTTGGAATAGTGAATCCAATTTTGCCGCCTGTGGAAAATATGTCAGCAAAAGCCGTTCTTCGATATTCAAAATGGTCTTTTTTTGTTAGTAAAGAATTTGAAATTCCTTCTTCATCGTAAGCATCTACGATACCTCCTTCACCTAGTGTTACAAATTCATCACCAGTTAAATTCACAAACCATTCATAAACTTCTTTACGACTTCTATTTTTTGCGTTCATCATAGGATTAAAACTTATTACTTTACCCAAACGTTTCATCATTCTATAAAAACCCAATATTCTTTCTTTTTGTTCAGGATCGTCAAACGGATCTGGCCCACGAACTGATTGACCAGGTCCATCATGTGAAATGGCCACATCAAAATCATACATCATCAACCAATCAATAATATCATCTGTAAGAATAGATCCGTTTGTAATAACAGAAAATCTTGGTTTTCTTTCCCAATTCTCAAATTTTTCTGCCAACAATTCTGCTAGTGGTTTCATTGTTTTCCAATAAACAAATGGTTCACCACCCCAAAATTCTATTTTCAATCCTTTACTTTCATCAAATTCTAAAACTTCTAATTTTTTCATAAAAGCATCAATGTCTTTTTTAGATGTTTCAGGCATACGTTCAACAAATTTTTGTGAGCAATAATCACAAGAATAATTACAACTTAATCCCATTTGAATTTTAAGTGTTGTGATTAACTTTGATTTCTTTAAAGGATTGTTTTTATTAAATGCTTTATATGGTTTTGTGTATTCTTTAGGAATTTCAATTGGTTGCGGATATTCATATACGATACCATTGGCGTCCTTTAAAATATTGCTCATGTTATCATAATAAAATATTTTCTTATCATCTTTTGATTTTTCAGCGTGTATTTCAAATAACATTATTTTTCCTGTAATCTTTTAATTGGTCGACTTCTCTTTGTAACTTTATATATTCTATCAATTCCTGCCGAATTTTTTCCTTGTTTTGATATTCGTAATATAGCCGCTGTTGTTTTGACATCATTCTTTTTTTGCTCATTAAAACTCCTATCGTTATTATTATATTTTGGAATTTTAGAAGCGGATTCTACAGGATTAACTTTGTCATTATCTGGCCTCCTGATGTTAAGTAGAAGTGGAAGTTGATTGTTCACTATTACCATTCTCTAGGCAACTTTGTCTTGTGTGATTTGTGTAGTGTATTTCCTGGTACCGTATCTTTAATTCGTTGTATGACACCTTTCTCAAAGGCAGAATCGGCAGTTTTGGTACGAGGAACATTCATACGACCCACGTCACCAAAAACTGGTAGGTTCTCGGCTGAATGGTATCGTTGTAAATGTGGATTTGATTGTATGAATTCATCTAACACCGTATATGACATACGGTGTTCTTCGATTGTGTTTGTTTCTTTATTTAAAAAATCATAGGTTGGCATTAACTATACTCATGGGCAAGTGATTCATTCATTTTTCGAAACCATTCTTTCATAAAGACTGGTACTTCTCTTTTATTTATCTTACCTTTCCATGACCAAAGATGTGATTTATTCATACGATAATAGTTATGATAGGATTGTAATGAATTATTCGGCACTTTACACTCATCTGGCATGGCAGGTGTGGGGCCAGTAAATGAACCAATTGGACAATTATCCGGTACACGAGCCAAGTCAGGTATCAATCGTGCCGTGGCATGAACTTTACCATAACGATATGTAAACTCTTTAAGTAGTTCACACCACATATTATAGAGCCAAGTATAGTTGGCCTTACTTTGGCGAACCCATATGGCTGATGGATGGTTCATCATCGTAGGCTTCATCAATCGTTCTTCACGTTCATCTGGCAGGCGCCACCGTTTGATATTACGATTATTGGTTGTTTTACCAAGGTACATCTCACCATCAAGAACTCGGTGTGCAGTAGAAAGTAACTGAGCATACTCGATTACCATTTTACAAACATGGCGGTCAACGTGCATTTCAGCACACTTCACAGGATTATGGTCAAGATAAAATATATTCATAGCATTCTAATTAAACCAATAGTATCAATAGTAGTTAACAAGATGTAGTTAGCAAGCATCCCAAATGATTTCCGAGTATAACTAGCCCAAGCATACAGAGCACAACCAGTAATCCAAACAGGATATAAAACAAGTAACGGTGGGTTCGGAACGGTAAGTGCCATAGTAATAGAGCAACCAATACTAATAGCCCAAGCCAACAACTCAACAATAAAACGGAAACGACCACTTCGCCAG